TCCGCTAACTGAAGTCTAAGGATGGAGTCCATAGATGCTAAATATTGATTTGCTTTTTCAGCCACTGTTAATTGTTGTTTATATATATCAGTATCAGACATACCTTCTTTTCTTAACAACTCTAGTTGTTCGTCAGTAACATCTGCCACATTCACTAATTCATCAACACCAGGTATTTTAACCTCTGCTACACCACCTTTCCCTATCTGTGCCATCGAAGCGATTAATTCTTTATCTTCAGGACTAATACCTTCTGTAAACTCCATTTGTGATAAAACTGCTGATTCTCTAGCTGCTTTAGTTGCGGCATCTGCTAAATCCTGATAATTCATACCCATCGCTTTTGCTTGGTCTCTTAACTGTCTTTGAGTTGCGGGTTCTATTATAAATTTATTTTTTGTTTCGTCGAATGTTGCAGCTGCGGCCGCAGTATCTATAATGGCTGTTTGTAGACCTTCTAGGTCATTACTAGCCATATACATTAATTTAAATGGGTCTGTTAGGTCACTCGCTGCACCACCAATTACTTGCATTTGTGCCGCAAATTCTATAGCTCCTTCTGGGTCTAATAATCCTTCCGCTAAACTTGTTACGTCACCCATTTCAACCCCAAGTCTTTGAGCTCTGGCTACCATTCTTGATAGTCCTTGTACCCCGTTTTCAAATTGATATGTGTTTATAAGTTTTATCTCCCCTGAAACATTTTTTAAGAATGTTTCCATCACGACCCCCATAGCTCTACCTGTTTTTAATACATCAGACATAGCATTGTTAGTATCGTCAACACCACCTATAGCACTTTCTAAACTAAAACCAATTCTATCAAATGCCTCTGCAAACGCAGCTCCATCAAAACCTTCTAAAGTTTTAGTTAAAAGAGCAACTCGGGTTGTTACTTCAGGTGGTATACGTAAATTCCTACCAATCTCTATGGATATGGCTTTGAATGTCTCAAATAATTTGTCTACAGTAAGACCCCACTGATATGATGATTTTCCGGCTTCATTTAACTCGTCTATGGTATCGAATAACTGTTCATTAGTCATCCCTAGAGACTGAGAGATACCTATTCTAAGGGTATCTTCTAAAGCTAACATATCTAAAATGAACCCCATATTTTCTTGTATCTTGGAAGTATCTAATGCACCGCCCTTTAAAAGTTCACCTAATTTATTAACTTCACCAACAGACATCCCTTCTCTAGCAACCCTTTGTTTTTGTGCTTCTTCAAATAAACCTAAAGTTCCAGCTCCATAACTACCTCCTTGATAGGAGGTTTTACTACCATCTCTTACACCCTTTTCATAAGCTTCTTTAACCGCTTTATCAATTGCATCCTGTGTTGCTTGGTCGACAAATGATGGAATAGGATTATCTATCCCTAATAATTTAGCAAATTTTAGTGATGTTGGGTTACCGTATTTCCCCATCTTTTTGATGGAGTTTATACGTGATTGTCTATTAGGTTCATCCTTATAATTAAAAATACCTATAGGCACACCTAATTCAGGGTGAAAAGCTACGTAAGGTTTCGCTCCCGATAAAAGTCTTTCAATAAATAATTGTTTAAGAAAGTTCAACATAGTTTTCATTTAACTATAAATAGTTAATATGATGATTTCGATTTGTTTTTTGCTTGTTCGTAAGACTCTTTCTTTTTATTGAATTCTTCTACTAGTGTATTTATGTAGAATCGTCTTTCAAATGTAGGCATATATAAGAGGTCTCTCCAAGGTATATGGAGGTGTCTCATCAAATAATAAAACTCTTGCAATAGGGCATTCCTATAGCCCGTAGAAAGGACGAAAAAACTCAACACCCAATGAAATTCTTACATTCATTTGTTCTCCTGATGGTGTTGTTGTTGGTATATTAAGGTCTAGTCCTGGTGTATTCTCTCTGATAACTTTTCTTATATCTTGAGAATCTTTTATAGGCATTGTTTGTATTAGTTGAGATATTGTCATAGGGTCCCTTACTCCGTCTATTTCTTTGACCATTCTCTCTAATTGTTTAGTCATATAAGGGTTGATTGGGTCGTTTTTATATCTTTTATCAATTTCCTGAAGGTATGCTTCGTCTTCTGGTGATAAAAACTTTAATTTTATTTTTTTCTTGGATTGTCCTAATACATACTCAAATTCGTTTTTATCGTCCACCTTTACTTTTGTTTCTTTTGTATTCAATACGGATAAATCGATTGTGGTTTCAAATTCTTCTTTAGTTTTTGGGTCGGTTAATTTCACTGTGTATTCTGGACCAAAAGCTGTATTTCTTAAAAATATAAGAACAGCCTCTTTATCACAATCCGGCATGTCACTTACAAGTATGTCTTTATCTAATATTTTTTTTGCTAAAAGTGTGTCGACTAGTGTTCCTGCTTGTTGTACAGCTGGAGACGCTAATAAATTTTCATCCGAGGCATTTAAGTAAGTAACTTTTAATGTTTTCTTTTTGTTGGTGTAAAATAAACCTTGTGACGGAAGAGTTACTACGTCGTAAGGTAAAATACTTTCTTCTGGATTGTGTAAATGTTCTTGCATTAATTAATAATTTATTATTTATATTATAATTGTAAATATATAAATTTATATTTTATTTGTCAATTTTGCTTATATAGCTTTTATAACACAGCATTAAGTATGAATTTAATACGGAGAAAAGTAAAGAGGTTATTATATAAAGTGCAAAAAAAAATCCTCGTTAGAGGATTTTTAATATGAAA